AAGAGGTGGTTAGTTATTCCCTGGTTTATTACATATGTGGCCCTATTGCCTTTCTATGGAGGGTATAGACAACACCCTTTAGAAAGACGGGCTTATTTAGTTCAAGACTATGTTCACGTTAAAAATAGGGCGACTAGTCACGAAGGAAAAAATAAAGAGGAATAAATGATTTCAGAGATTATCCAATATCGATATGATAATCCTCATGATACATTAGAACAAATTGGGAAGAATTTTCAAGTCTCAAGACAGTATATTCATAAAGTCTTAAAAAATAATAACGTTCCCACTATAAGGGCGAAGAGAAAGAAGGTTAAATATTGTTTGCAATGTAGAGAACCCAGCCTAACCATGGTACATAACGGTACGTGTAGATTTGAGTACTATAACATCAAAGTAAATTGTGCTTCTTGTCGGGTCCCATTCTATAGAAAAAGAGGACAAATAGTTAATAAATACAATCGTGGGTACAATAAGATATACTGTAGTAGACCTTGCTATTATAGAGGTAGAAGAGACAGTTGAATAGAGTTGAGTGATGTACATATGGCTTTGGATGATGCTAATACGCTAGAGGCGTACATAAGTTTTTTGCCTTACCAAGGTCAAGAAATAATAGCGGAAATAAGAAAAGACGCTCAAGAATCTATATCTATCTTTACTACGATTCATTGGGTTTGTCATCATCCTGATGTGGACACTAAATTAGCAATACTTATAATTAATGAAGTTAATGCTATTATGAAACGATTAAAAGCTTCTCCACATTCAACTTTTCCAGTACACTCCCTAGCCGCGTTAACTCTAACACCTGACATATGTTACGTAGAATGTTTTAATGAGTGGCAAGACTATAATCATATAAGAAGTACAATTCCATATTTAGAGTTAATGCTGCATAGACCTATGTATATACGACCAAATCCGAATGATAATCGAGCAAAACTAAATTTGTGGGGACGACTACGACAAGACTCAAAAGCACGTAAAGCTGGAAATAAAGATGCTAGAAATAAATGATGACTTAATTAGACAATGGGAACCTAAAATTCAAAAAATGGTGTCCACTGCATTTGTTATCGGAATGGATAAAGAAGATATTGCCCAAGAACTAAGAATATCATTATTAAAAGCCGCAAAAGCCTACGATGAAACTCGTGGAGTTATGTTTCATACTTATTTACATACTTCTTTAGTTAACACAATTCGTACCTTAATCAGCAAGGCTCAACGCCAACCTGAACAACGAAGTCTAGATAAGGTTTTTCCAGAGTCTGGACAGTTGCCCCGTGTACTAGCAAAGGCGTTAGTAGATTCACGACCCGAAATAAAGATAGCTGAAATTGAAGTTGATATATGGCTTAATTCGCAAGGATTATCAGAACAAGAAAAGACTTTTATACAGTTGAAGTTAGAAGGTATGACCATGGAAGAGATTACTGAAGATTTGGGTGAGAGTGCCTATAAGGTTCGTCAGGCCCTACGAGAAAAGTTTGTAAATTTAACCAATGAATTTAAACATCAATAATCTTAATACTAAAGAATTATATTCTTTATTTGGAGCTCTTTACCAGGATAAGCATGGAAGAGAATATAAGGGTGTAGGATTTATTGGCAATGAAATGCATAAGCTTAAGGAAGCTTTGAACATTCATGGTTCGAGTGCTATGGCTTGTGCAATGTTAAATTGTATCAATAATAATGATAGAACAGTCAATGTTCCATATTTTGCGGCGGGAGTTAGCTATTATTTAGTTCCACATCCCGATGTTTATTGGGCCGTTAAAAAACAGGGCACACCTGAGATTAAACAGTTATATCGTGCTTTTATGTTCTTAGATGCTGTATGGTTACCTTCAGCGTCACAAAAAAATAAACGAAAAGAAGTATTAAATAAGTTACGGGAGTGGACTAATGCCAAGACGGGTAAGACGGATGCAGGGGAAACTCATTCAGAAATCAAAAGAGCGTAGTCAAAAAAAATACTACGTTATTGCTAAGTCTAATGACAATAAAGAATCATGGGATGTTGATACATTTTCCTCTCTAGATGAAGCGATTTCATATGTTGACAACAATACTACTCCTACCATATCATATTACGTACACACAGATTCAAATAGAGTTCTTTATTATAAATAGGAGGAGTGAATGCCCAGTTTTGAATACATTGAGTCGGCATTAGTATTAAATTTAGACAATAAGACCAGTTTAAGGTCATTTAAACATACATATAAGGATTTTGCTAGGCATGGAGATGCATATAGCTTCATTATTAATCACTTTGATACGTATGGAGAATTTCCCTCAACTGATATACTCTGCGAAAATTTTCCAACCTTGGATAAAAGCGCCAATTCAGTAAACTTTGATTATGCGGTTGAAACCTTTAAAGAACAGGTACTATATCGAACAATCGTAAAGACAGTACAGGCCCAAAAAGAAAAGATAAAAGAGAATCCTAAAGAAGCTTTATCGGCGCTGATGGTGGGCTTAACGGATATTGAAGTTGTTTATGACGAGGATGTTCAGTCTTATGATGAGGGAAACCTTTCTCGACTAGATGAATGGAGAGAAAGAACTAAGAAAAGAAAGATGGGAAATGGCTTAATGGGTATTCCCACAAGCTTTAAAACTATCAATAATACAGGAGTAGGGTGGAATCCGGGCGAATTAATTGCCATGTTTGCTAGACCAACAATAGGAAAAACTTGGTTGTGTGTGCATGCGGCAGCCACCTCCGTGTTTCATGGACACAAAACGTTACTTATATCAACTGAAATGCCTACTCAATCCATTAATATGAGACTTGATGTTGTATTAGCAAAGATGATGGGCTATAAATTATCCCATAGGGCTTTACGACATGGGGATGAAATTGATGAAGAACTGTATACTAAGTTCTTGGAACAATCAGACACACAAAACCTACTAGTATGTGACCATATTTCTGGAACCAATGGTATTTCCTTAGAAGCAATTGCTGGATTGGTCCGAAAACACACACCAGAATTTGTTGTTATTGATGGTGTTTACTTAGTTAGTACAGGAGATTCTCGGAAGGCTGCCTGGGAACAGTCTCATATGTTGTTCTATGGTCTAAAGAATTTAGCTACCTCAACCAATACTCCAATTATGGTATCAACACAGGCTACAAGAGAGGCAGCGAATATGTTCACCCCACCAAGGGCAGACCAAGTAGCATTTGGTGATGCCTTAATACGGGCGGCTGATGTTGCATTAGCTATGTGTGCTTTAGAGGATGAGGATGATAAACGATTAGTTCAATTCCAAAAGTATCGTGACGGAGAGTTAAAGAAAGATTTGACAGTTATGAATTGGAAGGTTAACAATGGTGATATAGAAGAATTACCGGACTATGAGTGGGGCGATTTTTAACATAGTAGGAGGTCTGAAATGGGACTTTTAAATTGGCTTATAGGTGAGACTAAAATTGAGCGGGTTCATAGAGAAAATGAAATCGTGGTCAAGACACTAAAGAGCAAGGGAAAAAGTAAAATTCCTGTGAATGTCACTATTGGTGATATTAAGCAGGGCATTGTTATGGACCCTAACGGCTATAAAAATGAAGTAGTTCTATTCTTGAGAAAAAACAAAAAGGATAGGTAATGGTCGATTGGTACTCTGTATTAGCTGAGTATGGGGTTTCCTTACCAGACGACAATCAAGTTATAATTCATTGTCCCTTTCACGAGGATAGTAGACAATCATGTTCTATTAATCTTGAAAAGGGAGTTTGGATTTGTTTCGCCGGATGTGGGCAAGGAAGTTTAAAGTACTTCATTTATAAGTTGTCTGGGAAACCTTGGAAAACTATTGATGCAGAGATAGAGGAGAAGAGTTGGGAACTTGACCTCTCCTTATTTGATGAACCTTCAGTTGATGACTTTATAGACACCACACCTAAGTATGAGGAGCCAGACGAACTTTTAGACATTCCAGATTCCCATTGGATATACAAAAGAGGATTCACTAAAGAGACAGTTCTTAAGTGGGGATGTAAAACTAATAGGTACTCAGACTTTTTAATACCTGTTGAAAATACCAACAGTGGAATTCAAGGGTGGGTGTCTAGACGAACTCAAGCTATTCCAAAATATTTATTTTCAGCAGGTTTTGCAAAGTCACACAGTCTGTTTGGAATTAATCAGTTATATCAAACAGAAACAATATACGTAGT